ATTTAGATCAAGATCTTGGTAGTATTAATGGAGGCACAGGATCTGCTAGCACGATAGATGTAGTTTCATCATCTATTGGTGGTGCTAATTCAGAATCTATAGAATCTATTAGGTATAATGCTCCTAAACATTATCAAACACAAGGTAGATGTGTAACATCAAACGATTATAAAGTAACTATTTTGCAAAATTTTCCAGAAATACAGTATGTAAATGTTTTTGGTGGCACTGTAACAAATACAGCAGTAGAATATGGTAAAGTGTATATTTCCCCTAGTACATATTCTGGTGTACCATTAACTTTGTTTAGAAAAAACGATCTTCAAACGTTTGTGGATAATCTTTCTCCAATAGGTATTGTTACTTCTGTTATTGATCCACAATATTTGTATATAAATCTAAAATCTTCTGTTTCTGTTAATTTTAAAAATACAACTTTGACTGCAGCAAGTTTAAAATCACTAATAACAACTGCTATAGTTCAATATAACATAGATAATTTACAAAATTTCGAAACCACATTTAGACTTTCTAAATTAGAACAAACAATTAATAATACAGATAAATCTATTTTAAGTAACCAGAGCTATATTACACTTTCTTCTAAAAATTCACCTAATTTAAATACTGCTGTTGCTATAAGTTTTGATTTACAAAATGCTTTAGTAAAAGGTTCTTTAACTTCTTCTGAATTTAATTCTTTCGGTAAAACATACATATTTACTGATTATATAGATGGAGTAGATAATGGTAGTGGTGCAGTTTATCAATTGGAAATTAATCCATTTAATACTGTAAAAAATTATTTTAGAGCAGGTACAATAAATTATTTAACTGGTGAAATTGAAATCGTTCAGACAGTTTATTCTGATATTAAAGGTGGATTAAATATAATTGCAACACCTATTACCAGAGATGTTAAGTGTTTTAAGAACACAATATTATTGATAGACACTATTTCTGGTTTAGATATTACAACAGTTAGCGAATAATGGATATAGAAAAATATATTTCCCCATTTATAGAATCTCAGTTCCCTTTATTTTATCGAGAAGAGGGACAAGTTTTCATAGATTTTATGAAAGCTTATTACGAATGGATGGAAAATTCAGGAAATATTTTATTCGTTTCTAGATCTCTTTTAGAATATAGAGATTTAGATAAGACATTAGATAATTTCTTAATATATTTCAAAAACAAATATATTAATGGATTACCTGAAAATATTCTTGCAGATAAAAAATTACTTATAAAACACATTTTAGACCTTTATAGATCCAAAGGTGCAGAAGCTTCTTACAAATTACTCTTTAGAATGATTTTTAATGAAGATATCGATATATATGTGCCAAGTAATTACATATTTAAATTGTCTGATAACGATTGGACGATACCTAGATATATTGAAGTTTCAGATAATCCATATTTAAAAAATCTAATTGGAAATAAAATATATTCAAGTTCTACGATTTCAACTGCTTTGGTTGAAAATTATTTTACTAAACAAGTGAATGGTAAAGTTGTAAACGTATTATTATTATCAAATATATTTGGTAATTTTAAATATGGAGAACAAATATATTGTGAAAATATACCAGAAATAACTAATGAAAATGCACCTTTGATATTTGGTTCTCTTACTACAGTTAGTATAACGAATGGTGGATTGAATTATAATATTGGCGATGAATTGATTGTTCAAAAAGGTGGTGTTGAGGGTATAGCTCGTGTTTCTTCTATTAGAGATAGAAACGGCGAAGTTACTTTTACATTATTCGATGGTGGTAGTGGATTTTCTTTAGATGCTGTTGTTAGTGTTGCAGGCAAAGCTTTACCAATTAAAAATATTACAAGTACAAATCCAGTAGTAGTTGAAACTAAATCCAATCATACTTTAAATTCTAGCGATTCTTTAAAAATTAACTATGTCCAAAATATGGAAGAAATTAATAATGGTGGATACGCATATTCAGATACAACAGTAGTAGCGAATTCTACTGGGTTTAGTAATACAAACGATACGATTTATATTTCAAATGCAAATACTAGATTTAAAATTAACGATCGACTTTATTATGAAGTACCTACTGATAATACCGCTATATCTCCATTAACAGGCAATTCTTATTATTATATTTCTTTTGCTAATACATCTGCAATTAAACTTTCAACTTCTGTAAACGGCTCTAATATTAATATTACAGACAATAGAACTACAAATCCTGGCGAATCTCATAAATTTTACATTAAGTATTCTACACCGGAATTATATTATGCTAATGTTATAAACAGCACATCTTTTGAATTATATACAAATCAAATATTGACCCAATCTTTAGACGGATCTTCGTTTACTACTTATTCTACTGTAGATGGTGGTTATATTTACATCAATACTGGTGGTGAAGGCGCGTCTTTTGAAATAGGTAGTCTTGTAAATAAAGAAATATATTATCTTAATACAGATATTATAGATGATTATTATTTTGCAGACATAGAAACTCATGTTAGTGGTTATACATTAGACGTTTCGAATATTAATGGCACTTTTAATGCTGGCGATGTTATTTCTATGAATGATATTGATGTAAGAGAAATAGATTGTCAAATAACAAATATATCGGTTTTAGATGCTGGTGAAACTCTTTCTAATACTTCTTTAGGAATAGCAAATCTTACAGTATTATTTTCAGACGAAAGTAATATATTAGTAAAAGGTTCTGATATTAACAATTCGAATTTAGTTTCTGGAATATTTTTGATAAGTACTGGTGGTTCAGAATTATTAGTTAACAATTTATATCCTGTTATGACAGTTAATGCTACAGCTAATGTTGTGCAATCAAATAGTACCAGTATTGATGTAAATTGGCAAACTGGTTATTTTTATGCAGGAGAAACAGTTTATAATCAAAATTCTGTTTCTAATGCTGTAATTACGGAAGTTATAAGAAACGATAATTGGAATTTTCCAATAGTTGGTGTACCAGATCTTGAAAATTTGGATAGTAGAATAGGAGATGTGTTAATTTATGTAGAAAAAGAAGTTGGAACAATAGCAAGTTTAACAAATATAAATCCAGGCGAAGGTTATGCTTTGGATCCAGATATTTCTGTTATAGAACCTTTGATTTACCAGTTACAACTTGATGATGGTTTCAATAGAGGAACATATAAAGGATTTAATTCTATAATACAAGGAAATGCTGGTTTTGGAACAGGAATTGTAACTTCTATCAAAATTATAGACAGTGGTTATGGATATGAAAGAGACATGGTAGTTAGTTTGAGATCTGAAGAAAATCCATATTCTGTTACAGGCAGATCTGTTGTAGATTCTACTGGCATAGGAAAAGGTTATTGGAAAAATAAGAAAAGTTTCTTGAGTGATGAAATTCGTTTACAGGACAGTGATTATTATCAAAATTATTCTTATGAAATTATTTCTAGTAAAATGTTGAATGTTTATGAAAAATATTTTAAAGAATTGGTTCATCCTGTTGGTATGAAATTGTTCGGTAGATTTGCATTAAAAAATGAATTTGAAGAAGAAATTAGTTTAATTTATTCGGATTTTAGAGGTAATATTATAAGTATTACTTCCGATAATGATAAATATTCATCAGATACTACATCGATAACTTCTGATCTTTTCAATTTTAAATATTGGAGTTGTGATACTGATTTATTGTACTCTGATACATTAGGCATAACTTCGGATCAAATCAATTTAAGTTAAAGGTATAAAAAATGGCAAAACAAACAATTAATATTGGAACGTCTCCTAATGATGGCACAGGCGATCCTATCAGAACAGCAATGGACAAAATAAAGGATAATTTTGATGAATTGTATGATGGTAAATTTCCTAACAATCTAAATGCAGTTTCTTTTACTATTGGAAGCAACGTTGTAACAGGAAATTCTACTATTTTTACAGCCAATGGTATTTCTGTTAATTCTACTGTTGTAAATGCAGTTTCTTACATTGTATCTAATACAACAACAAACATTTTTGTTGCAAACAGTTCTGGTGTATACCATACTAGTAATAATTTAAGTTTGGGTTCTAATACAAATGCAGCAAATGGTTACACATATTTACCGAATGGATTCAAATTGAACTGGGGATGGGTTTCAGCTAATAGTACTACTGGAACAGTTACATTTTCTTCAGGTTATTCTTTAAATTCGTATTCAGTAACAGCTTCAAGTAATGCTGGTAGCACTTATGCGGCTTATGTATCATCAACAAATAGTTCTGTTGCTGAAATTCGTACTTCAAATGCTACTTCGACTAATGTATTTTGGCAAGCTATTGGTTATTAATTGAATAAATATTAAATTATAAAAAGAGACATAAATGGCAGTAATCACTATAAAAAACAAAATTAATAACGTTAATAATTTTATTAATGATATTAAAGATAGTAAAAATTCTTATTATTGTTTTTTAGGCAAAGCAGATCCTTGGTTAAATTCGGAAGGTCAGCCTAGCGAAGTAGCAGTTATTCCTGCCAATGGTTCTTTTCAACAAATCGAACAATTAGTTTTTAAAGATATGGTATTTGCTAAATTATTAACAAATACTGATGTTAATTTTATGACTAAAAGAAATAATTGGTCTAATAATACAATATATTCTAGTTATGATTATAAAAATGCAAATATTTTTTATGAAAATTCTTATGTTATAACAGACGCTAACGAAGTTTATAAATGTATATATAACGGTAATACTCCAGAACAACCAAACGGTGTTCCTTCTACAGTAAAACCTTCAATAACTTCTACAGTTGGTAATTTTCAAACATCTGATAATTATATTTGGAAATATATGTACACATGTGATCCAAGTGTATATACAAATTTTCAAACATCAAATTACATACCTGTAACCCCCAATAATGCAGTTAAAGAAAATGCAGTACCAGGATCGATTGACGTATTAAAAATATCTAATGCTGGAAACAATTATCAAGTTTTCGAAGAAGGATTTTTAAAATCTTATGTTAATAATTATGTTGTAGAATTGCCTTCTACTTCTTCTCCATATGATGATTATTATAAAGATTCTCAAATTTATTTAAAAGCTGGTATGGGTGCTGGCCAGATAAGAAAAATTACTGGTTATGATGGTTTAAATAAATTACTTTCAGTAAATCCTCAATTTAGTTTATATGAAAATCTAAAATTACAAGATATTCAAGGTATTGTAACTGAAGGAGATTTAGTCACTCAAAAGATCTCATTTTTAACACATTTTTTTAAGAATGGAATATATAATGATGGTGATATTTTAGTACAATCAGATAGTTCTGCTATTGGTATTATAAGAATATCAAATAATACAGTTTTTACTGTTGAACATATTTCTAATACAGAATTTTTTCCAGAAACTACACCATTATTAAACACTTCTTATGGACAAATACAAAAAAGTGGCTTAGTTAGCGTTACTGCAAATAGTTATTATATTAATTCTGTTTCTGGTACTAATTTTACTACAGAATATTCAGCTGGTCAATATATAAGAATAGGCTCTGATGAAAATCTAAATGTTAGAAGAATTACTGGTGTAAACACTTCAGTTATTACAGTTTCTTATCCATTTAATAATAATTTATTAAACGCTAATAATTATTTAGTAGGAACAGCTTTTGAGATAGATTCTATCACAAAAAGAAATAGTCTTGGATCTGTAGTTTATAAAAATTTAGATTCAGCAGATATAACTTTTTCTAATGTTTATCCAATTTCTAATAAATTTACTTTAGGCGAATCCGTAGTTATTGTTGATGGCGCTAATACATCACAAGGATCAAATGGTACAATTTCTTATTTTGCTAATAATAGAATTATACTTTCTGATGTTAAAGGCCCAACTATTAATTCAGGATTATATATGTATGGTTTGACTTCTCAAACGAAAGCATATATTGAAAATAATGAAATTTATCCAAATATTACTGTAGAAACCCAAACAGGTGGTTTTTATTCTGGCGTTCATATCAATTTTAGATATGCTAATGGTACACCTTCTGGTAACGCATATCTTATATCGAAATATTCTTCTCCAAACGAATTAACTGAATATATTATTTCTCCAAGAATTGACATTATTGGAGATGGTTATGGTGCTCAAGCATATTGTACAGTTGATGAAAGTTCTAACAATTTAAATAGAAGTATATCTTCTGTAATATTAATTGATTCGGGCACGGGTTATACTCAAGCAAATGTTGTAGTTTCTGCAAATGTTTTATATGGAAGTGGAGCTATAATTGAACCACAAATAAGTCCAATTAATGGTCATGGTTCTGAACCATATATAGAATTAGGCGCAATTTATGCTGGTATTTCGAAAAAATTTGATACTGCTGAGAATGAATCTTATAAGTTCCCATTATATGGTTCTTACAGAAAAGTTGGTGTTATAAAAAATCCTTTTTATAGAGACGTAATTTTTGATGTTACTGATTTTGATAGATCAGAATTACAAATTGAAAATATTTCTGGATCTTTTGACGTTGATGAAATATTATTACAACCATCAACCAATGCTGCTGGTATCGTAACATATTCGAATAACACATACATTGAATTGAAAAACACTAAAGGTACATTCAGCAATGTAGCATCAGCAACAAATTATATTTACGGTTTATCTTCTGATGCTTCTGCAAATTGTATAAATTTCAATTTAAAATATTTTAGCCTTTCTTCAGAAATTTCTTCTATTTCCGAATTAACTCCTGGTGGCACAGGACAATTAAATCAGAAAATTAGTAATACTCAAATCAGATTAACTGATGTTATTGGCGATTTTAAAGTTGGAGATAAAATTTACGAACCAGCTTCTAATGCATATGCCACTATTGAAAAAATTTACACAGCTAATGGAACAATTGATTCTTCTATATCTTTTGGTAAAAGAATCAATCAAACAGCTAGAATTACGTTAACTTCTAATACTAAACCTTTCGAACAATTTGAATATGTTAGACAAGGAACAACACAAGCATATGGTATGGTAATTTCTGCTAACGACGAAATTGATATAATATATAATAACGATCCTGTTTCCGATTTTATTGTTGGTGATAAAATTTATAATACTACAACAGGATCAAATGCTGTAATTACCTATGTTGATTCTAACACTAAATATTTAAGATTGTCGGCCGTATATAACGGTGGTTTTAACGAAGTTTTTAAACCATTTAATCCTGGAGATAATATAGAAACCGAAGGTTCTGTTAAAACTACTACTATAAATACTATTTACAGTGTTTTGGTATTAGGCGATGTTGGAACAACTTCTAATAGTACATACAAAGGCGGAAATTTTGGAATATATCCTTTTGAGGGATATGAAATAATTGGAGATACTTCTGGTGCAGAAGCGTTAGTTTCAATAGCTAACTCTATTATTTTACCAGAATTAAAATCAGAAACTGGTCAAGTTATGTATATAGAAAATTCAGAAAAAATTGATAAAACTCCGACAAGTACAGAACAAATTAAATTAATTATTAAATTTTAGAGGAACCGATGCCTTCAAATACATCTCTACTTGATACAAATTTGAATATAAAACCATATTTTGATGATTATGATCCTACGAAACAATATTATAAGATATTATTTAAGCCTAGCACAGCTGTACAAACTAGAGAACTTAATCAATTACAAACAATTTTACAGAATCAAATTGCTTCTTTTGGTCAAAACATTTTCAAAGAAGGTTCTGTAATTAAAGGATGTTCTTTCACTTTTGATAATAAGTATGCTTTTGTTAAGTTAAGAGATACTTATGCAAA